AAAGCACGGCGGTGGCTGATGAAAGCCTCACGGTCATCAAAGGCCGCTGGTACCAGCTTGGGCAGAGCGACAGCAATCCGGTTGGCTACAGACAGGTGAGCGCCACCGGATTCGTTTTGAAAAAGAATAGTGTCGCGATTGATGCCCAGAATTATGTGCTGGATGCTGACCGCGGGCGAATGCTCATCAAGAGCGATGCCACCGGGATATCCGACGGCGATGATCTGGCAGTATCGTACACACCCGCACAGGCGGCGGGCAGCCGGGTGATGGCGAAACAGAAAGTGCAATATGGCGCTTTTCGTTATATTGAAGATGCGCGCCAGGGACAAGGGCGCGATATCTACATTCCGCGCGCCGCAGTCGCGCCATCGGGAGACTGGGCGCTGAAGAATCGGGATCAGGAGCAGCGACTGCAACTGAGTATTGAAGCGCTGGAGCCGGGTGGTACGCTGGCCGCACTTTATGTTGATGGACAGGCCACTTGACGAAATAAAAGGGAAGTATATACTCTATTACCCAAAATACGCTTGACACGCTATGGCTGACCACCCACCGCAGCCCGGGGCAATCCCGCCCCGGGCGTAACCAATGACCCGATCAGGTGAGCACTGCCTGATCCGGGTCGACATCCCGACCCCGGGCACATCATGACCACAGCACGATACCCCTCCCGTGATGGGCGGCTCTACATCCCCGGGCGTGATCCCGGCGAGTGGAAGCCGGATCAACGGCTGTGGCTGTGGCTCACCTCGCGCCTCGACGGCGTGGGCGGCGATGTGGTCATCAGTGCCGATGAGCGCGACGCCATGGGCGTCACGGATCTGCCGTGGCTGGGGGTCGGCTCCGAGATCGAGCGCATCCTCGATGTCTGGCGTCTCCATCATCTCATCGGGGAGTGTCGTGTATACCCGACCGATGGGTGGGGCGTCGGGATCCGGGTAGAGGAGCTACCCGACTACGATCCCATCGAGGGGCCTCGTGACCTGCCGTTTTGGCCGGCCGATCTGGCCCGGGCGTGGATATGTGGAGGTGGAGGCGGTGACTGGGGGCTGGAATTCAAGCGCGGGGACAAGCCCGCGCTCAAGATCGAGGTGGACGGCAAGACCGTCAGCCTGGATGACCTGCTAGATTTCCTCGGTCGCGATGCCGACTAGGACCTCAGCGCGATCCCGTAGACCCGAAGGGGCCGGTTGATCTCGCTGCTGATCTGGCCGATCACCATGTCATCACCCTCGCCCCGGTATAGGGTGGCGGATAGATAGGTGGATGCATCGGTCCACCAGCCATAGACGGATCGATCATCCCGGCCGAGGCCACGCGCCCACTCGACCGGCAGCAGCACCATCGGCAAGCCGACCACATGAGTGCCCGTCTCGCCTGCGGGCAACAGCGAAAATTGTAACGCGATCAAATCATACTCACCCGCCGACCCCAGTGGGATCCTGCTCGCGTCGCCCACCGATGCGCGATCATACCCGGGTGTGGTCACGCCGGTATCAGCGGCCGGGGTGGTGATGGTCGTGATCAGCGTCATCGCCCCGCCCCCGGGGATGAGGGACAGGAGCTGCGGTGCATCCTCGTCATCGATGGCTACCAGCCTGTCGCCTGCCTGTGAGTCCCGTGCCGTGAGTGTGGACAGGTCTATCTTGTGCGTGCCAGCCATAAAAACACCTTAATTTTCAATATTTTACGAAGGGAATTATATACGCTATTACCCAAACATCCTATTTTCCCTTCTTTTCCAGATACCGCCAATCTTTCTTGGGCGGGCCTTGCATGATGGCCTTGGCGATGTTCTGCATTGAGTCCGGGATCTTCTCCGGCATGTGGCGGGTGACTGGACGGCCGCCAGCAGCTTTGCCCGATGCAGGCTTGGTAGGCTTGTCGTTCATTTGATATATCCTTGTTTTCTGTTTGGGGATTATGAATCTTACTTGACTGAAACTTGGTGATCTGCTAGCATTCACGGTCATACCAACTATCTTAACCCGCCTTTCCATCATCACGCTGCCAGTTGAAGTTTCGCTCTTAGATACTCCATACCTCGGTTTCCCTTCACGCGGTTGCAGTTCCCGCAAAGCAATTGGAGGTTCGATGGGTGGTCTGTGCCACCCTTCGACCGGGGGATAATGTGATCGACTTCCAAGTGACGTAGCTCGAAGTGATCCTCGCATCCGGCACAGTCGCCGCCCTGCTCCCCGTATAGGAGCTTCTTGTTCCGGGTGTCGTTGTAACGAAACAGCTTCTCTAGGTCTGTGCGCTTGGGAATGTCTGTGCGGTGAATGCCTTGGTAAAACATCCCTAGTTCGTCGCGCATCCGAATACGAACCAGTTCGGCAGCCTTCGATGCTATATCAATACCAACCCATCTCCGTCCTTCCGCTTCCGCCGCAATGCACGCTGTCGCGCATCCGCAAAACGGATCGAGGACGATACCGCCCACGTCGCTACTGGCGTTGACGATCCGACGCACAAGCGCAAGCGGCTTTTGCGTCGGATACCCGGTTGCCTCTTTCGCATTCACAACGGTCTGGAAGCTGGCAACGTCTGACCAAACTGTCGTGACCGGAACGCCCTTCGCCTCATCCAAGTAAAGTCTGCGAGTCTTTGTGATGGACTTGTACCGACGCCCTTCCTGATCCACGCTGGAAAACCGCTTAAGTTGTTTCTCGTCGTAGGGCAGCCACTCCTTGTTGAACGTCAGCTTGGTGGAGTGTGCGTAGTAGAGCAACGTTTCGTGCCCACGAATCCAGTTGTTTGCCAATGCCTTGTATCCGGCCGCGCCACGCAAATGCCAGATTAGCTCCCGCCGGAAAGCCTTACGCCCGAAGACTGCATCCATGAGCAGCTTGAGATAATGGCTCATCGTCGGGTCGCAGTGCAGGTAGATGCTCCCGGACGGTTTCAGGATCCGGTGCATCTCAATCAGCCGCACGGCCATGTACGCCAGGTAGGACTTGTCGGAGTCAGTCATAGCGGCAAGTAGGACGCGGTAGAGAGCGGGGTGCTTGGCCTCAATAAGGTTGATCCAGGCTACGTCTACGTCCGTCAGCGTCCAAGTGTCCTTGAACGCAGCGCCTGCCGCCTTAGAGCCTATCGGGGCGGAATAGTTATGATTTGAATTGAAAGGCGGGTCAAGATAGATTAGGTCTACACACCCGGAGTTCATGCCCCGCATGATGTCCAAGCAGTCAGCAGTCCAGATCGTCTGGTGTGCGAAGTTCATCGCCTTTTCCTTCCGGCCCTTCAGAACCACGCTACAGGATCAGAGCTTAGGCGTCAAGTAAGATTTATAAATCCCGTGAAAATCCCTCCCCTTGTTGAAGGGCGGATCTGTGGCGATCAAGTCCACTGACTCCGAGTTCATGGCCCGTAGGAAGCCCAGGTTGTCTCCATGGAACAGCGTGCGGTTGGACCAATTGGGATCCGCCAAGGCACTATCCCCTCGCTCCTGCTTCCAATCCGTTGTCCGCCTTGAGATCCTTGTATCGTAGCCATTTGCCTTCGAACCCGGCGGCGATAGCTTGCATTTGGTCGATTGTATCCTTTTCGCGGATGTTGTGGCGTCCGGCGAATTCGTTGACATAGCGCTGCAGGTGCTTCGGGCTCATCTTGTGATAGGTCCCCTTGTGCCCGCGCTTGAACATGGACCAGAATGACTCCATTCCGTTCGTATGCGCCATACCGTTCACGAATTCGCTGACGCTGTGTTTGACGCTCTCATGCGGACGGTCGAGCCCGATGTAGGCGCTGGCGTCATCGGTATAGACCTGCGCTTGGGCCTCTGTATGTTCCTTCACGAAACCTTGCAGCGTTGCGGCGTCTGTCTTTTTGACCACCTTGGCGGCGACTTGCCTGGTCGGCCTGTCCTTGATTCCCGCAACGGCGGTCTTGCCTACGGCGCCGCGGCCGGTTGCTTCCTTGCGCTTGGCGTTTGACATGTTCCGGCGCTTCCCGCCGACGTAGGTTTCGTCGGCTTCAACCGGCCCGGAAAACAGGGATCCGCCGTTGTCTTCCCATGTTTCGCGGATGCGATGGGCCAGGTGCCACGCGGTTTTCTGCGTTACGCCCAGTTCGCGATGCAGCTTCATGCTGGATACGCCTTTGATCCCGGTGTTCAGGAGGTAAATCGCGACAACCCAGGTCTGCAATCCGAGATTGGTTCCGTGCATGAGTGTTCCTGTCCGGACGCTGAAATCCTTGCGGCAAGAGCGGCAACGGTAGGGTTGCGGCTTGCGGGTGGCGCGCTCCTGAATGTTGTCCGACCCGCACTTCGGGCACTTCACGCCATCCGGCCAGCGAATGCCTGTGAACCATTCCTCTGCAGCCTCGTCATTGGGGAATTGGCGGAACAGCTCTTGCAGCGTCATACCGTTTCGGTAATGTTTTCCGGGCGCTTGGTCAGCCATCGGCTTGCCTCCTTGTTATGGAAGCATTTTACCCTAATCGCCGGAGCGTGTCAAGCGTCTTTTGGGTAATAGCGTATATAATCCCCAAATAAAACAAGGAGAAACACTATGACTTTGAGGCTGATTCGTCCGCAAGCAATTGATTTACTGGTGACCGTAACCCCGCCCAAAGGAGAACCGGAACGCATTGTCATTGAGATGAAGTATCTGGATGTGGAGGAGCGCGCGGAATATCTGAACTCTGTGGTGCAGCGCGATCTCAAGGATGCCCAGGTGCTTGGCGAGCTGGTGGTCGGCTGGCGGGAGGTGGCTAATGCAGACGGCCAGGAGATTCCCTTCACAAAAGAAGCACTATCCGATGCCTGTAAACTGGATTACTTTCTGTTGCCGGCTCGCCAGCGCATCCTGGATGAGTTGCGGATGGAACACTTCCGGGAAAAAAACTCTTGAGCGCCGCGCGCGCATGGGCGCGCGGTGCTAGTGAATACGAGGTACTGGAAGAATGTACAGAAACATGGTTGGCCTGGTGCGTGGTATCAAGAGTCTGGCGTTACACCTGGGATGGCCAGGTGCTGGGACTGGATTGGGGGGCGGGCGCGGTATTACTGCGGGGGCTGGCGATGCGATTAAAACCCCGGCTGACACGAGACTTGCTGATGATGGAATCCGCTGCGTTGGAAATTCTGCGGCAGGGCTAGTCCAACCCCATCTTGGCGCGCTCTTCAGCCTCAATGACTGCCAGACGCTCGGCTTCTCTTCGGGCGGCTTCTTCAGCGCGAATCTTCTTGCGAATCTTGTGACGCTCCTGCTCCGCTTTCCATTGTTCATCCAGTGGCGCGAGTCGCCATATCAGCAAACCGGCACCAACCAGGAGGGAAACGGAGATGATCGGGTGCGCTACAGTGAACTCCCAGAAAGCAAAAACGATGATAGGCCCCACCACAATCAATGCAAGGATGGCAAGAATGATATTCATAATCTTTCCAGGCAAAAAATAAGCCATGCCTGACTTGTCGTTTTCAGCGGTATTGAAGCTGATAGCCGACCCTTTTGTCAAGGGCGCAAAGACCGCAGCGCACTCGCTAGACAAATTGACTGGCCGTAGCCGAATGATGGCGCGGGAAGTTCGACAGTCTGGTGCCGCGGCGGCCGCGACCGCGCGGGCCACACGAACACTGGATGGCGCAGCCCGGCAGGCGGCGGCCGGGATAGCACGGGTCGGGTCGCAAGGACAACAAGCAGAAAGCGGTCTGCGACAGATGGCCTTGAGCAGCCAGAAAGTGAAGCGGGAATTGCACCAGGTGCAAAAGACCGCAAGTCAAACTGCGACCGCATTTGGGGGGCTGAAAAAGGTGGCGGGAACAGCGCTGCTGGCAGGAGCCGGCACCGGCTTGATACGTTCGGTCAATACCTACCAACAGTTGCAGAATCGCTTGAGGGCGGTTGCCCATACAGAAAGTCAGCGGCGCGAGTTACAAAAAGAGCTGCTCGCGCTGTCTCAACGTACCTACTCCAGCCTGGGGGCTAATGTCCAGGCGTATCAAAGGCTCTCTGGTACATTCCAGAGGCTCGGGCGCACCCAGGAGCAGACCCTGGCCATTCAGGAGACCCTGTCCCAGTCCATCGCGCTGGGAGGCAGCAGTGCGGATGAAGCCGCTCGCGGGATGATCCAGTTTGTCCAGGCTTTGGATGGCGGGGTGTTGCGAGCTGAGGAATATAACTCGCTGGTGGAGCAGACGCCGGGGCTTCTGGACGCCGTGGTGGCTGGGTTGAACCAGACGGGGGCGGTGGGTCGGGTCACACGGGGAGACCTGCGTCGTCTTGTCGAGGATGGGGCGCTGACGGCAGAAATACTAGTGGATGCGCTGGCGGCCGCCCAGGACGAAATCGCTGACCAGTACACCAAACTGACTCCCACACTGGATCAAGCGATGCAGAAAATCAGGAATGCCGCAACGGATTCCAGCGGCGCGCTAGCGGGTTTGGGCGACGCCGCGGCGGCGGCACTGTCCGCTATGGCCGATCGCTTCATGGCGGTCGAGGCCGCGGCCATCGCCGTGGCCGCAGTCATTGGCGGGCGGTTGGTGGCTGCGGGCTATGGATTGGTTAAACAGCGCTATATTGCTGCTGCGGCGGCAGTGAGGGAAGCGGCGGCAGAGCGAGCGGTAGCGGCGGCGCGCACCGCTACCACGGCGGCCACGATCCGGGCGACGGCAGCCACCCGGACATGGACTGCGGCATCCATCGCGGCACGCACAGCGCGCGGTTTCCTGGGTGGTTGGGTTGGCGCCGCCACCACGGTCCTCACGGCCGGCTATCTGGCCTGGCAGGCTTGGGGCAGCGAGGCTGAAGAGCAAATTGACAAAACGTTGACCGCGGCTGAGCGCGCTAAAAATCTGAACGAACGACTGGAGCAATTGTCGCCGGCCCAGACAGCAGCAGAGGAGGCCCAAGCGGAACTGGAGGATCTGCAACGGGAAAAGCAAGCGCTGATAGCTCAGATCAGACAGGCGCGGCAGCAGAGACGGCTGTCACCTGCCTACAAACGCCCCACGCTCCTTGAACCCGGGGAAACAGAAGTTCTTGATGCACAAGCACATATCCGTGAGTTGCAAGGCCAGCTTGGAACTCTGTCCAAAAACATTAAAGAGGCTGAAGATAAGTATAAGCGTTTGATGGCGCCGGGCAATGAGGCGAAAGCCAGGGCGGCCAGTGCAGCCGAATTGCAGCTGATCCGCCAGATCGCCCAGGCGAAGCGGCAGGAGGAACTGGCGGGACTGGAGGGAGCAGAGCGGATCGAGCGGGTGTACCGGGGGCGCCTGGCTGCGATCCAGGAAGAGCACGAGGCGCGTGTGGCCGGTGTGGCGACCCAGGAGCGCGAGCAACAAGTGACTGGTGGGCTGGTCCAGAAATCCAATGAACTACGGCTCGCCCAGGAGGGGGCGGCGAAAGCGATTCGTGACGCAGCCATCGCCCGCCTGGATGCCGATGCGGCGATGCGGAAAGAGGCAGAAGATTCCGCGCGCGAATCTCGCATCCAGGGTTATCAGGAGGACACAGCGGCCGCGCGCTTGCGCGGGAGCCTTATTGGCTCTGATGAGACCGAGGCCCAAAAGAAGCTTGCAGCCTACCGAGTGGAGCTGGAATACAAGCGTGCTATCCAGGGCCTGGACCGCGCTGCCGCAGACGATCAGGAGGAGATAAACGCTGCCCTGGAGCGGCGCAACGCACTGTTGGACGAGCTTGAGGCGCGGTACCGAGACGAACAGGATACATCCTCTACGCCAGCGTGGCTGAAGTCCGGCCGCGAGGCGCGCGCGCGCGCGCGAGGAGATCCTCTCACCTATGAAAACCATCGCGGCCGCAGGCGCCCAGGCGTTCGATGTGCTCGGGCGCAGCATTCAGACCGCAATGACGGGTGGGGAGCTGTCGGCTCGAGAGTTCTTTGGGTCTGTGCTGCAAGGCATCGCGCAGATTGCAGCGCAGCAAGCTACCTTGAGGTTATTGAGTTTCTTTTTTCCTTCGTTTGCGGCGTCCACGCCTGCAGTAGTCGCCCATTCGGGCGGGGTCGTAGACAATCTGTACTCTACGAAGAGGATGGTTGAAGCTGGCATGTTCACTCACGCCGCCCGGCTGCATGCGGGTGGCATCGCGGGCCTTGCTCCCGATGAAGTCCCGGCCATATTACAGCGTGGTGAGGAAGTGATCACCCGGCGAGACCCGCGACATCGACGCAATCAGAGCGATCTGCGTGTGCACATACAGATCGCCAACAATACGGATGCACAGGTCTCTGCGGAGGCCGAATCCCGCGCGGATGGAGGCCTGGATATGCTGATTCAGCTGGACCGCACTGTGGCGGCGTTGGTGGACGGAGGTGTCGGGATAGGTCGCACGCAGGCAGCCCTGGCCCGCCTGGGTGCGCGCAGGCCGCTCGGGAGCCGCGGATGACCACTGTCGCCTGGCCCGCCGACCTGCCTCTGCGGGCCCTGGCCGGCAGCTATCGTGAGCGGCGAGACGATGGCGTGTTGAGAACGCCGATGGAGATAGGGCCAGCCAAAGTCCGTCGGAGATACACGGCAACCCGGAAGCGCTATCAACTCACCCTGGAGCTTAAACACCACGAGCTTGCTGCCTGGTCTGCTTTTTTGCGCACGCTCCATGGAGGTGCAGAACCGTTCGCCTGGACCCATCCAGTCACCTCCGATGCGGAGACGGTGCGGCTGGTCGTACCAGATGGTGGGTTGGTGTTGCAACCCACGAGCTCCAGTGCGGGCGTGGCGCTCTGGCGACTCGCGCTGGAACTGGAGGTGTTGTGAGGGACCTTTCCGCCGGTGCGAAGACAGCGCTCTACGCGCAGCAGACAGACACCGCGCTGATCTTGCTCTTGACTGTGCGGATGGTCACGGGGGCCGCGACCACAACCCTGCGCGTCACCGATGTGCCCGGTGGTGTCACCAGCCGCGGCCAGTCGTACGAGTTTCTTCCAATTCGTCTGCGGTTCCCGAGTGACACGGAGGACGGCCGGCCCCGAGCCGAGATAGTCATAGACAACGTCCACCGGGATATTGGCGTGTCTCTTCGCGCTGCCGAGCAGGTGGAACTGGATGCCGACATCGTCCTGTCATCCGACCCGGAGCACGTAGAGATCTCCTGGGATCGGTTGCGGTTGATCCGGGCGAGTTGGGACGCTGGGCTCATCACCGGCACGCTGGGCTATGACTCCTCCGGCGACGAGCCCTATCCTGCTCAGCGCTTCACTCCGCAGACCTCCCCGGGGGTGTTTTGATGGTCGCGGACTGGGCAGACGAGTATGTCGGCATCCCTTGGCGCTGGCGTGGGCGGGATCGTGATGGAGTGGACTGCTGGGGTCTGGTCTGTCTGGTCTTTTGGGAGCGCAGATCGATGCGGCTGCCGGAATATACCTATCACAGCGTGGGCGGCGGCGGTGCCACTATCGAGGCGGAACGCCGTCACTGGCGGCGCATCACGCGCCCCCAGGTGATGGACGTCGCCATGATCGACGCGTGTCGCCGCCAGACCGATGGCTCGCTGATCCATGGCGTCTGGCATTTAGGCATCAATGTGGGCGGCGGATATATCCTCCACACCATCGAGGGGCTGGGGGTTGTGCTGATGCGGGCCTGCCGTCTGAAGATCGAGGGTTGGTATCGCCATGAACCCTGATCTGGTGCGGGTCGAGGGGGCCCGGCTGCCGCTGGGGCATCGGCGCTTCACACTTGAGCTGCCTGCGGACCTGTCCGTGGCGCAGCTGGTCGAGCAGTGCCTGGATACGGCGATGCGGCGCTACGCGCGGGTGGAGGTGGGCGGGGAGCTCGTCCCCGAAGAGTGCTGGGAGCGGGTGCGGCTCAGACCCGGGCAGACCGCGACCATGTATGTGGTGCCGGGTTTTGCACCCCCTGCGGGGTCTGGCTTTTTTACCGCCTTTGCGATCGCCGCGCTTAACCTCGGGATATCCATCCTGGTGTCCTATGGAATCAATCAGCTCACGGCCCCAGAGCCGGAAGACCATCCCGTCACCACGTCGCACAGCCTCATCGGCGGGACCAATCGGCTGCGGCCCTATGGCGTGATCCCCCGGGTATTCGGCCGGCTGCGCTTCGCGCCGCCCAGCGTCAACCCCTGGGTGGTCCGCATGGTCCACAACGCGGCGACCGGGCGCACCGACCAGTCCTGGCTGCGGGGGCTGTTGTGCTGGGGCTCGGGTGCGGTGGCCATCAGTGACATCAAGATAGATCAGACGCCGATCGTGGATATTTCGTCCGTGGCCGCATCCACCGAGCAGCTCGAAGAGGGGGGGCGATGACTGGTTTCCCGCACCCGATTCGGCGCGTGGAGATCGGAGCAGACCTCGATGCGCCCGGCGAGATACGCAGGGCGATCGGTCGCGTGCGCAATCAGGTGACCGTGCATCTGGTGTTCTCGCGCGGTTTGTATAGATTGCGCAATTCAGGCGGTGCGCGGTCCCTGTCCATGATGCTGAATTTCGAGTTGCTGGATGATGGTGCAGCCATCGTACACCAGGATTCGCAGACTTTCACGGGCACTGTCGGTCGGCAACCTTATGAGGCCCAGGCGCACCTCGCTTTCACCGCCGAGGTCGAGCGCAACATGACTTTGAGGGTCACGCGCACTGAGGGCGCCGGGGATTCCCGACGGTTCCGCGATTTGCGGATCGACCATGTCACCGCACGCATGGACGGGGTACCACTCACCGTGGCTACGACCTGTAGCGTGGTGGATGTGCGGAGCAGCGACTCGTACTCCGGGCGTTTGCCGGTCATCAGCGGAGTCGCGGCAGCCCGGATACCCGATTGGGATGGGACGGCCTGGCTGCCGTCGACGACACGCAACCCTGCTAGTGCGTTCCGTGAAGTGTTGTTGGGAGATTCCAATTCCCGGCCGGTGAGCGCCAGCAGGGTGCTCATGACCCGCCTGCAGGAGTGGCACGAATGGTGTGGGGATCAAGGATATACTTATGATGCAGTGCATATGGCGCAGCGGCGGGTAGACGATGTGCTGACCGAGATCTCCGCCGCAGGGAGGGCACGACCGGCCTGGGTAGACGGCCTGCGGGCTGTCATAATCGACCGTAGACAGGCGAGCCGAGTGCAGGTCTTCTCGCCGCGCAATGTCCGGGCTTTCAGGGGTCAGAGCAACTTCACTGCCAGTGCGCCACACGCCCTCAGAGCATCCTACAGAGATGCCGATGCTGATCACGCGACCGCTGAGATCCGCGTCCATCGCCCTGGATACACAAGCGCGACCGCGACCCGGATCGATGATCGTCAGCTGCCCGGCACCACCTCTGGCGGCCAGGCTCACCAGCACCTGGCCTATCAACTGGCCGCGCTGGAGCATAGGCGCGAAATCTACGAGATCGAGGTCGACTGGGAGCATCTGGTATCCACCCGCGGGGATCGCGTGGGACTCCAGCACGACTCCCTGCAGCATGCCGCTAAGTCCGTGCGGGTGGAGGCGGTGCGCACTGCCGAGGACGGTGCCACCCAGGTCCGTCCCGACACCGACCTGGATCTGGACGCAGCCACGAATTGGCGTGCACTGGTACGGGGCAGCGCGGTGTCAAAACTGACGACCATTCAGGCCGTCTCTGATGATGCCGGATGGTTCGGGCTGGGTGCGGGCGTCACGGCCGCGGCGGGTGACCTCATGCTGGTCGGTCCCCTAGGCACAGAGATCCTTGACTGCATCGTCCAGGACATCGAGCCCAGTGAGGACGCCGGCGCCCGATTGCGGCTCATCCCTTACGCCGCCACGGAGGTCCTCGATCTCGATCTCGACGATTATCCCGCGACACGGGTCAGCGGAGGCAACATTGTGACGGCCGTGCCCTTTGGCGCCGGTGAGTTGGCACCGGACACTGAGGCGGCGGCGCGGATGGTGATCATACAGGCCATCTATCAGGACGCTGCCGAAGAACCCGACCAGCCCACGGGGACCGATGCAGCTCTCCCGGAGGGGTGGGGCACCGTTGCCCCGGTATCGCCGGTGTACACGGTGTGGGAGAGCTCTCGCTCCGTCCAGTTTTATTCGCCGGCCAGCGAGTCGCCCTCGGACGAACAGACCACCATCGAGATCGCCGGCCACCTGATACCGGCGGACTCCGAGATCACGTTTGGGGCCTGGTCAGGCGTCGTGGTCTGGGCGGGGGTCGGCCAGGATGGCCGGGGGTTCGAATGGCTCGGCGCCTGGGGCGCTGATACTGAGTATCGAGCCGATGATACAGTGCAGGATGCGGTCGCTCATGATGGGCGAGCATGGATCTGCAAGTTGGCGCACACATCCACCGCCGCTGCCCCACCGAGCACCGGCAGCGCTCACTGGGATCTGCTGGCCGACCGGGGCGCCGCAGGGCCGGCAGGCCCCCAGGGCGATTCGTTCGCCTGGAGAGGCGCGTGGGCGGTGGGGTATAGCTACGCCCTGCGCGATGCGGTCGGCCACCATCATCGGTCGTGGATCTGCAAGCTGGCGCACACATCCACCGCCGGGGCCCCGCCGACCACCGGCAGCACACACTGGGATTTGCTGGCCGACCGGCGCGCCACCGGGTCGGCAGGCCCCACCGGGCCCGCCCGAGCCACCGGGCCCCCGGCCCCCCCACGGCCCGCGGCCCCCCCCGCGCCCGCCCGCCCCCCCGGCCCCTCCTTCGCCCCCGGAACCCCCGGGGCCGCCGGGGCTCCCCTCGCCCTCGCCCCCCCCGCCCCCCCCCCCCGCCCCGCCGCGCACTCCCGCCTCACCCCCCGCCGCCCCCCCGCCCCCCCCCCCCCCA